TTCGTACTGAATTGCCTTCGGCCAAAACTCGCATTGCGAGTCCCATTCCGTCACCCGTGTTGGAAACGAAGTTAAAGCGCATAGCGAAGCTATTTGCCTACGGAAATCTGAACATTTCCAGTCCCCAACGAAGTTACAATGACGCCTTTTTGCCAGCCCATATGAGGCAAATTTATATTCATATTAGCGGCTGACGCCGTAAGATCAAAAATAATTTTGCCATTACGATCTGTGATCGTAAGCAAATCATTCGCCGCCATACGGCTCCAGTTAACCGACTGGATAAAAACATCACAGTTCTTAAAAATCGGAGCTTCCTGCGTCATCGCAGTGTCAATATACCACGTAGGGCCTGTAAAATCATTTGCCATAAACTAAATCTCCTCTGGAGATGACTGGTCTGGATTAGCAAGCTTGGGATCAAGCTGCGCATCCGGATAAAGCGTTGCTTCTTGCACACACCGCGAAATGAAAACATCGCGCTGCGATGCAGTTTCCAAATCAAAGCACCGATTCGGCCCTCCAGTACAAAGAAGCCAGCCTTCCTGCCAGGAAAGCTGGCTGATCCGAAAGGAGCGCCCGCACCTATGGCAGTTATGCCAAGGATCACCGCGAATGCCTGCTCGCGAAGGATTCGGCATAGTTGTTCACTAACTAAACAGCAAAGCTGCTACTGAACCCCAGATTTATTACCTTCTTGATTCAGTCTGTGAATCTCGTCGGCAATCCTCAACCGATCTTCATGATCTTGGTCGGATTGCCATTTCCTTGAGTTTGCGGCTATTGCCTCCAAGAAACAAATCGCAAGGTCAACTTGCCGTTTCTTGCAAATTACAAAAGGCTGGATAGCCCTCAAGAACGGTATGGCTGGTGCACCTCTGCATCGCCACCGATGACAGATGCCGTTGACACTCTTGATAGGACCCAGCTCCCCGACGTAGCCAAATCTGGCCTGAATCATAGTTAGGATTCTGATATCCTTTTGTGTCAAGGTAAAACCAGCCGTAGCATTTCGACCGTTCCACGACTGAGCCATAATTGATCCTTCGCCATCGAAGAACCCAGCTAACCACTCAGACGTAATACGATCGAAGGATATAGATACATCTTCATCATGGATCATATATCCTCCAATTCAATTATCGGATCACGGACCGTTGCTTCCCCAGGTCTGGACCCAGGAGGTTGCTCCTACCGAGAACCTCATAAATGAAACTTGTTTCACACTCCGTGTATCGAAGTCGTCGCCGAAATCTTCGTCAAGACGCTGTCTCCAGAAGAACTTCAGCCAAGTTTCATCCTTCTCGCCGGTTAAGAACCACGCCGAGAACGAAGTCAAATAGTGGCATACGAAGTACCGAAGATCCTCGTTAAGCAACGCATTGATTTCATTCGTCTGGACGTAGGGCTTGTGCGGCGATCCGAGAATTTCTCGAGCTATCCATTTTAATTCCGGAGGAATTATCAAATAGCAAGGTCGTGCCTGGATCGGCATGCCCTGACTATCCGGCATTCTTTCAAAATGCTGGACAGCAAGCTGTAACGCCGTGATCGACAGATCAACATCAGTTGAAGGACGGTTCGGATACGTCCCAGGAGCATAGACAAGGTTCGCAAGACCTGGACCGACCTGAGTCGCAACGGTTCCGCCTAACAACGGATGCTGTGCGTTAAACAGGCTAACGCCATCACTCGTGATAATCACGGTGAAGCCGAGGTTGAAAACATTCCAAGCAGTTTGCTCCACCGTAAAATGAGCACTACGCGCAAGGTTACGCGGTATTTGCTTGATTACATTGTATTGGTCGTCATCATAAAGTTCGAAAGAACTTCTGACTCCAAGACCATAGGTGTAATGCAAGTACCTTTTGGTACCACCCTGGATAGCATCCTGATACTGAATCTGCTCACCTTCAGGTTTTTCGGGCATCGGGCCTAATCCAGCGAATTCCCATTCGTCCTCATAAGCCTTTTGCGAAGTTTCGATATTGAAGACGAAGGAATATTCCTCGTCCTGCTGCCTCATGTTGATGAAATGAATGAACGCCGCATGTGCACCGGGTGCCATTAGCTGGGCGTACATCCCTCGGATCATAGTCACTGCACACCTCCGGATGCCGCAATGCGGCTAGTGAACTGGCTGAGCTGCACCAGAAGTTACAACGAACTGAACGCCGCGAGGATCGGCGGGGACCGCTCCAATAATCGGCGATTGGTTGTCAACTTTGACTACCGTCACAACCGTGTTGGTACCTACGGTACTCTTAGTCTTATCAACGAACCAATGACCGTCTGTGTCCTTTGTCATGCCGTATTGTTTGCCAACATCGGTAACGGCTGTCGTCTGGCTTGGACCGACCTGACCATGGAAAATCGAAGACCCTATCGCAGTTTCGACTCCAATACGCCCGTCATTGATGGGCGCGCCTGCCGGAATATTAACCGCAAGCGATTGGTTCGGTACAGTACCATAGGTAAGTGTTTTCGGAACTCCAGTTGTAATCAACTGGCTTGCAGCCTCTTTGGAAAAGCCTGCAATGCCGGTTGCAACGGTAGTCCCATCCCATTCGATCACACCACCGGAAGCCGCCTCAACCATTACCGGAACCCCAAGCAGAAACGTCTGGGCGGCTTTCTCAACAAGTCGCCGCATGTTGGGCTGGTCTTCGGTAGTCGACCTCGTCGCAAAAATAATCGCGCTAGCCACGCTATTTGCCCTCCTTCTGATTAGCTTCGCTGAGTCGGTCGACTTCCGCCTCCGACGGCACGAATGTTTGGATTTTCCGGGCAAGCTCGCTAGGAGCCTTCCCGACAAGATTCTGCCGCAGATTAACTGCGTCATCTTTCAGTTTAAGCCTATTACCAAGCTCGAAAGCACGGAGAGCGTTATGCTTTAACGCAGCTTGGTATTCGGCTTTGCCGATAAGCATCGCTATAAGATCGCCATAAATGACTTTACCCTCTTTTATCATTTCATGTGGAACGGGCTTCTGATTCTTCAAAATCAAATCTTCTGGCTTCGCCAGGATAAACCCTGCGAAAAGCATCTGGTTCAGCCGGAGGCCTTCACCAGCAACGCGGTTGACCCAGCGCAGCTCTAGCGCGCCATTCCTCGGACGCACCGCGTCGATTACATCCAATGTCTTTAGAGGCTTTGCCTCTATGCCTTGCCAGGCATCCGGCCACTTAATTCCTTCACCCTTCAACCCCGTTGTCATTGTCATGTTCTTTGCTCCGGTGCAAATGTCATATTCTTCCGAGCCTCAAGCACCTGCTCGGGTTTCAACCCGTATCGCTCCGCCGCTTTGCGATCAGCCTCGCTGACTTCATCCTGTTGTCTCGCATCCGCTGGAAGCGCAGGCTTCGGCGTTTCGCCAAAAAATTCCCTGTCGTCTTTCTGTCTCGCCTCGTTGATTTCATCGAGATGAAGTCCCTTTATCAACAGATAAGCATTCTTCCATGCCTGCAAGTTCGCCTGGTTTTGCAAAGGCTCCCTTTTCATCAAATCTGCAACTTCGTTGCGGTATTTCTTATAAATCTTCGGATCGTCTCCGAACCGTCCCGGTTCCACCAGCACTTCGTGCTCAAATTTCATTTGAGCAACTTGCGCTTTGGTGTCGAACATAAATTGATCCCTCACAGCTTGCTGTGAATTATAAGCCGCTTGCGGGTCTTGCCACCAGTCTGGCGGCTGTGCTGGTTGCTGGTTGCTGGAAGCCTGCTTAGCCTGCTCTTGCTGGCGCTGGGCCTCCGCCGCCTGCAACGCAGCTAGCGCTTGCTGCGTCTCGCCAAACTTCGTTTCGACATTCGACAACGTCGTTTTAGTCGTTTCCAGCTCGCTATTCAGCGTAGCAAGCTTGTCCTTGTTTTCTTTGAAAAAACGCACCGCCGCGACCAAGTCGTCTTGCGAAGCATCACGAATCTCGTCTGGAAGACGAGCGTCATTTTTATCCCAAAAAGGCATAGCCTTATTTTATCCTCCCGTCTTTCTTATCCCGCTGAAAGCGCTTGACTTCCTCCGGAATCTCAAGAATCGAGCGATAAGCTCCGATCTCACCCTGCAAGCGATAAAGCTCCTCCGGAGCTGTTTCCTTTTCCAAATTCTTCAAAGCACTCTCGAGCCATGCCCGAACTTGTTCGAAGAACATTTCGCCGCAGCGTTCTCCGAACCAATTCAGGACCTCCGTCGGATGATCGTAAATATCTGTAGCCATAGGCTATGCCTATTGTATGGCTTCGCCTGGTCCACCAGGGCCCATACCAGGAGCACCGCTCGGTATTGCTAAACCAGGTCTGGCGCCAGCACCAGGAGTTGCACGCCCAGCATTAGGTTGCTGTGCGAGGGCACCGGCGCCAGGTTCGCCGGGCCTAGGTGCTCCTTGAACCTGAGAAGTAGGAGCACCTTGCTCGGCAGGTTTCGGCACATCAGGAGCGAGACGGTCTACAGCGTCCATCTCAAAGTGCCGAAATACAACCCTCATAAGCATATTGCTAGATTCCATGGCATCCATGAGATATTTCTTAATTTCTGGCGGCATTCCAGGATTTGCAATCTGAACCATCATCTGAGTGATTGTTTGGAAATGCATCCGCTGGATGTTAACCAGCATCATATCCGCTTGCTTCTCAACCTCGCGGTTGATGCTAGCGGAGCTGGCGTAGACTGGAATCGCCAAAAGCTTGCGCTGGTATAAATCGAGCGCAGCTTCCAGAAGCCTTCCCTTTTGCCCGAAATAAACATCTCGATGCCCAATTCCGAATTCGGAATACATCTGCGTCAGCAAACGCCCGAGCCTCGTATGAGCATACCGCATATCGGTAATATTCAAGTCGGTGCGGGTATTCCCATCCTGCATGAGCGCCAACGTTCCCATGGCCGTGTAGACGCCGCGTTTGGTGAAAGCACCCGCACCCATGCCTTGCTGAGGAGGGCTGACGCCTGAACGCCTCTCGGCAAGGTCAAGGCTAAGCCTTTCTTCGTCAATGGTAAAAGTAGCTGGCTGCCCCATCGGCATCGGCTCGATTTCATCCTTATCTGCTGGAAGCATAGCAGAAGGATAAAGCTTATAGCCTTTCCATAGCTTGCTGTCGGGCGCTACGCGAAACGCCGACATAGTCGTTACGGTGTAATTGTCTCGACGCTGGTTGTGGATTGTGGAAATTTCTTCTTGGAAAGGTCCAAGAATCTCTGCGAAGCCATATCCGTGAAACAAATCATCTCGGAAGAACAACCGAGAAGCAATGAAAATACAACTCGGATAATAATTAAAAAATGCCCTTACGATAGTATCGCTATGTTCGTGGTACCAAACCAAACAACGGCAGTAGTGTCCATTCCAATTATACTTGAAATGACATTCGTAAATGTCAAATTCAGCGAAGTTCGTTTCACCGCCAGGCGGAGCCACGCCAGCATCGCTCAACTTCGTTGTCTCAATGGTTGTTGGCGAAGCCCTGTCTGGCGACAGCAGAACTTTATTAACCGCTGCGCGATCGTAGATTCCCTTGAAAGCCCGCTCCTCGAGTTCCTCCCGGCGAAGCCGTACTATATGCGCCAGGAAATCAGAAGACTCCGTCGACTTGTCCGACTCGTCTATTAAGAAATCCTGAAACGCAAGCTTTGTTGGCTTCGGCCCGTTGTAAACAACTCTTTCTTCGAAAGAAGCACTGCCATTCCCAGCTACACCAGTAGCTACTTCCTCACGCAGATCTATCTGCGGGCATTTCAAAACTGAAGTTCCATAACGAATAGTTTCTCCGAAGAATTCATGATAGACTTGGTACAAGTCTAACTCCGTTGGTTCAACGCCAACATATTCCAAGAACTCTTCTAGCATCGCTCGCGCTTCACCGAAGGTGGAGTCCGGAATATCTCCCAGAACTTTCACGTTCCACATCGGCCGCGTCTTCATAACGCTCGCCATTACTCTAGCCAGTAAACTATCTGCATGTATTGCAATTATCGGAACAACAATATTGCTTGCATTCTGGAAAGGAAAGCTTCTCACCGCGTTCGCAGGCTGAGCTTCATAAGCCTGTCGCCATGCGACAAGCCTATTCTCATACAACGGCTGAAGCTGCCTCTGCCGATCCCTGATCGCATTGCGCAGAAATGCTCGCAAGCGCCGCTCAGTATCGGAGCCTACCGCCAACGGTATCCTTACAGGAGTAATCATTTTAAGAAAAGCCTAAAGGCTTTAGCTTTGCTAGCTTTGCTAACAAAGTTAAACTTACCGCTCGCGAGCGCAGTCGCGAGCTTGACTACTGGACGTAAGTCCTTTGACCCGAAAATATTCCCTTAGAATACGGCGTATTCACAAGCGACGCTCCGCGCTGGTTGTCTTGCAACCGACGCAAGTCATCCGCTTGCGGCATAACTCTGTTTGAAACAACTTGGTTAATATACGCGAATGCATCTAAAAGATCGCAGAATCGGCCCCTCGGAAACGAGACGTATTCTCCGATAAAATCCATCATATTCTGCTGGACGCAGAGCTTGCCAGCTTCCGCTATCGGAGCAATAATGCTTCGTATCCGCCATTCTTTGTTCCTCGTCATCGTGCCATCTTGTCCTTCAACCTCGCCTTTCAGTGGAATCACGCGCAGCGGCCATTTTTCATAGGCATTCCGATACTCGATATGAGTCTGCGCAAACTTTTGCGCAGCTACCGTCTCCAGACCAACCTTGCGTAGCTTCCATTTCTCAGCAATCTTGTAGATTTGTTGGAAGAATTTATCGTGGCTACAAGCCTCAGCCCACGTTTCGAGAACGTAAGTGTAGCCATTCGATGCGCGCCCCATGACAACAACTGCGTGCCGAGCACGGCCAGTTTGGCCAGCATGGTTTGGGTCGACTGCCATCCCAATCGACATATCATTAACATAAATGTCCTTCATGGCAACGCCAGACTTCACGAAGTGTTCGACTTTCAGTCGGTTGTTAACATCTCTGACAAGATCATAATAGACTAGCCAGTCTTCTTTGAAATCCGCATCGTCGGGTGAAACTGGGTCGTTAAGATATTGACAGGAGAAAATATAAGAACCCTGACGGGTTTTTATCCGAGCAAGCTTGTTCTCGCTAAATTCTTCTGGGAAGATTGGAGCCCCCGCTGGATGCTCCGCACAGCATCCGCCTAGCGCAGAATGTGTTGTAAAACGAAACCAAGGTTCGTGCTCCCGAATGTGAGAATTCAAATCATGGAATCCCCATCTATTACCAACAACTAACTCATCCCCTTCGTGATTGGGGTCTTCGTCTTCAAAGGCGCCTAGGAGCAGCTTGTGGTAATCGATAGTGGATTCCATGACAACCGGTGATTCGATCGCCTTGCGACCGACTAAGTCGTCTTGAATAATACCTCCGGTATAATGTCTAGACTGCAAAGCACCGCCTACGCCAAGGAAATCAAAAGTGCCTTCGCCGTGACCTCCGGTCATCAAATTTGGACGCTTTATAGACAAACTAAAGTTTGTCCAAACGCACGACGAGTCGGGAAGAGTTTCCGGAAACAACGCTCTATACAGAGCGTTAGACTCGTAATGCCAGCGTATGCGCTGGCCAAGCTTCGCGGCGTTGGTAATATTCTCACTCACTAGTAGGAGACGGGTATCAGGATTATGCGCCTTGCGCATCCATCGGATGAATTCATCTCCGTAACCCAAGCTTCGGAACGAAGCCTCGTCGGAATCACCAAAAGGCAATGCCTTCCACATTGGAAGACCTTCGGTGCAAATGGTGGACTTGAAGTGGTCCCGAGGCATTTCGTAGCAATCCTTTAGTCTTTGCCTCTCCAAATCTCGGCATACTTGCCAATGCAGGTGGTCCGTCAACCGTTTACGCCGCAAACCTATTTTTACAAAGAAATATAGACTTCCAAGGCTATTAAGCCTCCAAATCTTGAAGATTTGTGCCGGATCGCTCAAATTAGTAGAGTTTATTGGAGTAAAGTTTTCCATATCTACACGATCGAGCGATAGCACCCCGCCTTCATGCAGATTCTACAGAATCTACGATGCTTAACTCGGACTATATTATCTTCCGTCATCTGATGACCCTTCATGCAAACGGAACGTTCTCGCCTGCTACTAGCCTGCTCTTTCCAAGTAGACCACCTGCAGTTACTGGGCTCATAGTTGCCATCGTTATCTATTCGATCTAGCGTCGATTTGGGCGAAGGTTTACTTCCCATATCCAATAGGAAATTATCAAAAACCAGCCAACGATCGCAGACGATGATGCCACGCCCACCATAATGCTTATAGCTCTTATGGTTCCTATTTCGGCAACGTGCCAGCATACCCTGCCACGTGTAATACGTGTTTATCGGTGTGAAGCTTTCCAAGCTTTTAGCTCCTGGAACCGCCTGTGCCAAATCTCACAGTCGGAGACAGCCTGCTCCAACTCCCGACGAAGTCGCAGATTTTTCGTTTCAAGAACCTGAATATACATATCCGTAGGATCGGCTGGAGACCTTCGCTCCGCGATGTTCGCCAGAACATCGCTATTTCTTAGACGCTCCGCGAGAGCTTTTCCGCGCTTCATTTAATGCTATAGCTATATTCTGCTTGTGGCTACGCTTCTTGCCAGCCTTTGTCTTTGAATGCTCAAGCTCGCTGATATTCTCCGAAATCGTCCTCGACGACTTACCACGCTTCAGCGGCACGTTAGTAGCTCCTCTTGGAGCTTCGCTTCTCCCGCTTCGCAGCCGCGATGGCTTGATCAGAATCAAAGCCCCTTCGCTTCATACGAGCAACGTTTTTAACGACGGTAGCTTTGCTGGTTCCTTTTTTCAAGGCCATAAAACCTCCGGTTTTTAATTCGCGCAAAGCGCGAAGAATTGCTGTCAAGCAACTAAACAGCTACGCTAATAGCGTTTCTTTACCCTGCCCACTCGTGCAGCGTGGACGCCGGGCTTTGGCGCCACAATATGTGGCCCATGCATCGCTTTAGCGACCTTAACCGCCGCTGGCGCTTTCATCGCCTTTGCCTTCGGCGGCGCTGGCGCCGCGAACGGAGTTTTCTTGCTAGCGCTCATAGCTAATAGCTACTCTCTTTCCTAGCGGAGCTAGCGGAGCTAGCGGAGCTAGAGCTGGAAGCTCCGCTGCTGGAACTGGAAGCTGGACGCTGCGGCTTCGGCGCATCGCGCTCCGCGACAGCCTGCTGCGCAGCTTCGATCTTTTCGCCCTTCTGCTTTGCAGCTTCCTCATCAATTTTCCTCAATTCGTCAGAAAGCTTTAGCTGGTCTTCCAAAGTCAATGGACTCATCACAACCTCGCTGGGCTTCAAGCTCTCAGCTTGCTTAGCGTATGCTTGCTTGTCAGCTTCGACTTTCGTGTTGGGCTCTTTCGCAGAAAAGCTGGAAGCCTGACCAGCTGCCGCTTGCGTTCCTCCGGAACCGAAAATGGCCTCCGGCACGCCAGACTCAATCTCGAGTCTTGCTCCGAGATGACCTTTCTTCAAGTCATCACTAGATGGCCCGACGTTATCGAAGCCTCTTGCCTCCCAACCACAAGTCTTACAATGCAAAAGAAAGCTAAATTTTTCGCCCTCGAGCTTGCTCTGGACCACGTTGTGAATTGTTAAAACTGGAACAGTTGCCATAAGTTTACTTATCTCCTGGATGATTTCTGCGAAAATTAGAACGCCTCGCGTCGCCTGCGGCATTATTACCGCTAGGCGCTATTGCCATGATATTTGGCGTAGTCCAATGTGCTCTATCGAGCACTTCGCCCTTCGCCCGAACGGTGTTCGGCGCCAACGGCGGAAGCTCCCGCTTTGGACCTCCCGGTATATACCTATGTCTTACGGTAGTATTGCCACCGGCACCGCCGCCATCATATCTAGGCACTCCGTGCCTCCTTTCAGGATGCTAAAAGCCAGATCGCCAGATCGCCCTATGCATCTGCGATCTCCTGCTTTTCTAAAGTCCTTAACCGAAGATTCACACTCGTGGCGACACCGTCGGCGTCTCGAGCTATAGCTTGGAATAAGCTCGCCGGAAGCCCTGCGCTCGACGCTGGACCGGGAGCCACAATGGAATCCTTCACAAAAAGCCTGTCTGGATCTCTATCGAGAATCTCTTTGGCCGCTCCAAGCGCCGATCGCAGATCTCGGCGCTGCATGGCAATTTCCATAACGGTTCTTTCTGCCATCGTCCTCATCACCCGATGCTGCGCTTTCAGAACGTCCACGTTCTCAGCCAAAGCTTCATCCATCTTACTCAACTGCCCATGAAGCAACGCTTCTTCATATTCTATGTAATCGCTTGTTCGCAAAATGCGCTGCAAGCCACTGTTCGACAGTCTTTGCGCTTTCGCAATCGCCAGATCTTTGATCCCCGCCAACCTCATCCTCGCTATAAGCGTTATGCGGAGCATCATTCGGCTGCTAAATGGCATGAGCGTAGCCTTCCGCGCCAGCGTACTATGCGAAGCATAGTGTTGTCAAGGAGTAATAAACTTTGTTTAGAGCTTATTACTTGGCAGCAGATATTGGAAAAATTATTTGAGGTCCCTGCCGCGCGGCGATCGGACTGCCCGTTTTTGGCCACCACTATCGTGCGAAAACAAGTTTTCCACAGACTGCTATTCGTCACAATTCGATTGACGAGAATCGAAACTCGTGCGATACTCTTCTTGTAGTTGATTGAAACTCGAAACAAGAAAGTGAGAAATCGAAAGTGAAAGTCGAACTTGAACTCGACGCGAAACTCGAAACGTTAGTTTCGAAGTATCGCGCAAAAGCTAGCGAGTCGCATCGTCGCGATGAGATTCGTAAGCGCGCTGCAACAATTGAGTCTTCGATTCTGTTTCATATCGAAAACTCGTGCGACGAAGAACTTCGCAAATTCGAGAAGTCCGATTCGACGAAAGTGTCGAACGCGATTCTCGAAGCGAAGGCACTTCAGAACGAAGCTTTATCGAACGCAGTTCGCGACAACAACTTCGATAAAGTTACTGAGCTTGTGAAAGCTGGATACGAAGCTTTCTTGAAGCGATAACAACAACTCGAGACTCGCGAGCAATCGCGAGTCTCATAACTTCGAAAGTGAGAAATCGAAAAATGAATCGAAAGATGCGAGTAACAGCAGTCGAGAAGCGCGATGAATATGTCTATCGCGTAAGTTGTGAATCCGACAAAGCAAAGGGCGAGTATGCTCCCGCAACTAGCTTGTCATTTCTTGTCACTCGTGACAAGCTCTATGAGTTCCCAGTTATGAGCGAGATATCAATCCACTTCGTAACTTCGCTCGACGACTGTGATCTCGAAACTGCGGAAGTTGCAGCGAAGCGAATCAGCTAACGAAAAGCGGGGCGAAAGCCCCGCTTCTGGAGACCCAAATGCAGATTACGAATCTGTTTTTCCAAGTCCTGGACTTCGGAACACTGATCGCCATATGTTTCATCGTGGGATGTTTGATCCTCTGCGCGATCGCCAGGATCCTTCAACCGAAGGACTAAACCGCCGGAGCCCCGCATCGCGGGGCTCCAAACCCCAAAGCCCCGGATCGCCGGATGGTCGGTCGATTATATATCCGGATTGCCGGATGGTCGGTTTACCGGTCAACCGGATGGTCGATTGAAAAAACCCCGGCTTGCCGGATGGTCGGTCGATTTAAAAGTCGGACGACCGGATGTCTCTACGGAGTAGCTGTTCATTTACTAAACAGCAAAGCGAAGTTACGGAGTAGCTGTTTAGTGAAATTCTCTCCCCCCCTTATCTCCCCTAGACCATACACGACACCTGTCTGTGGCAAACTGAGACTGGCCAACAGACGGCCAACCAAACAACAAGGGGTTATTTTTTTTTTTTTTT